TTAGGCTTACCCCCTCCCTTTTTGAGAAAAAAACCCCCATCCTCTTTAATAAAAACCCCGCCAGTAATGGTTACGGTTTTCAGGTCCCTAGTGCCTTTCCTATCCTCGCGGGATTCGACTACCAGCGTATCATCGCGGTTGATATACACGTAGCCAACCTCACTAATGGCTAACTTTTGGAACTCGGCGGCCGCGCGGGTGCTATCCTTAATAGCATCAAACACAGTAGGAAACGTAGATAATCCTACTCCATAATCGGTGTTCTGAGGCGCAATCGGCAAGCCAGTTACCAACGCCTGTACTGCTTGCTCAATTCTCTGACTAGTTAGCAGGGCGCGCTCTTTGAGCGGGAACTTGGATGCTATATTCATGTAATCCAAGCATTCTATCTCTGCATTCTGGTCGCCCCACGTAGCAGAGTCAAGGTCAATTCGCTCCACACGCCCCCAGAACACATTGTAAGCGATGCTATTGTATGTAACGGTTACACGCAGAGGCACACCGCGCCCCCACCCTGTAAGCGCCCCCGCGCCGCCTGGCGTGTGTTTGCCGGCGGTATTATCCAGGACCATCTTACACGAACCAATAAAGGCAACGCGGTCTGTGGGATCTGTCCCGGATATGCCCTGTTTGGCCTCAATAGATGATACAACATTCGCTGAAATATCCTCCCAAGCAGCATTCACAAACGTTTCAATTACAGTGGAAGTCGGGTATACGTGTGTCATGCAATCACCAACTGCAATTCATGTGCCACAGCGCGCGCCAATCGCTCATAATCTATGGGGTCTTTTTGCCGTTCCGGTATTCTTTCCCCCGCGCTTATCGATAATCCCGGGATTGTGGGCGCCGGAAAGTCGGGTATCGCGTGGTCTACCCTGATAAATTCCTGCCTCACGCCCCGCAAACCTATCTCAAAGGGTGTAGGGCTTCCAGGCCGCAATATGTCGGGAATAATTATATCAAGCAAGGTATTTATGAAGTTCTTAACCCAGGCAATCGCCTTTTTAATAGCGGCCACAACCCGATTGAACGCGCCTATCACCTTTTCCCCTATATTTACAGCCCAACCCACCACAATTACCTTCAACTGGCCTATGATGGTTTTTATGTTGGCGTATGTTTCCTTCCACACCCTCGTAATATCATCACCGAATTTCTTCCATAAGAAGATAAGCCCAATTATTGCGCCGACCAGTATCGCTATCGGGCTGGTCACAATTGCCAATATAGTTCCCCCAACACCAACAATTACGGGAATTAGAACACTTAATGTGGATATTAGGCCACCTACAAACCCAATTACTGCACCCACAACGGGTATTAACGTGCCTATTGCAGATACTACCATGCCTACAACTAGCAAAACAGGTCCTAGAGCAGCCGCCAGGCCAGCAACTATAAGGATGGTTTTCTTGGTTTCGGGGCTTAGTTCTTGGAACTTGGTAATCCAACCGCTGAATACTTCAATAGCTTGTGAGGCAAGGGGTATGAGTATTATTCCTAATTCATCCGATAGATTAGACATCTGCGCGGTTAGTGTTCTTTGTTGCCCTGCTAAATCTCCGGCAGTACGCGCCGCATCGCCCTGCGCGGCTGTGCTTTGCGCCATTGACTCAGCATAAATAACAAGTTGCCTCTCGTCCTGTGTAAGTTCCTTCCCCAAATTGCCTAGCCCCATTTCTAACGCCCTGGCCGCAATAACACTTTCATTTATAACAATACCAACCGAGCGCAACGGCTCAAAACTCCCTACCGTGGCGGCCTGGATTTTTTTGTATACTTCGTCTGTTCCTAGATTGTTAAATGAGGCCAAATCGCCTATAAGCCCCGCATACGCTACCGACATATCCGCCGCGGTTGCCGCACTTAAGCCTTGCGCGGTAAATAAGTTTCCTAGTGTTCCTGTATATTCTAGGGCTTGCTTTTTTGAAAGCCCAAACGACAAGGCGTTATTCTCAGCCCATTCAGTAACCTTTTTGCTAGACTCGCCAAATATTACGTTTACCTTATTCAAAGACTCTTGGAATTCACTACCTGCTTTAATTACAGTCCCAGCCAACGCAAGAATAGGGGCTGTAAGCCCCACAGTAAGCCCCGCGCCTATCTTCATAAGACTTTTGCCCACTTTGTTCATCTTGCTGGACACCCGATCTGCAAAGTTATTCGTAGCCTTTTCTGCTTTCTTCAGGCCGCGGTTATAGCCGGTGTCATCAAGTTTTAGCGGTACAATTAGACTTTCAAGCTTTATTCCCATTAAATAGCTTTACTTCCAAACATAGTTCTTAATACGTTTACCTTACTAGCGATAACCAGCGCGGGGGCCGGCTTTTGCATTCCAGGCTTGCGCCATTTTGGAATATAATCTGAAGGTTTGGCGCGCTTACCCTTTTTGCTCTTTAACATATTCACGATCGCGGCCGCCAATATTCCTATGCGCCAGTCTTCGCGCTCTTGCGTGAACGGTCGGTCTGTAAAGAACAGCCGCCAGCTTTTGTATTCGCTTGCTGGCATACTCGCAAGCATTACATTGACCGGCATACCCAATTCCTGCGCTAACTCGTGCTTAAATTCCCATTCTGGACTTTTTTTAGGTCTTCAGCGGCCTTTTTGATAGTGCTTTCATCATCCAGGTCGTTTACCTCGAATGCAATCATGCCAAGCCTAAGAACCATAGAACCGGGGATGTTTTTCCATTCTACAAGCGTGAATAGCGGCTCTCCGTCCTGTTGAACAGCGCAAATAGCCAGAATAGCCCACATCGCTTCCATAGGTTTAGCTTGCATAACGCCCTTTTTCATCTTGTAGGTCTTGGTCGTGAATTTCTCCATTTCAAGGGCGGTCATTTCTCGAATGTAAATGCATTCTATCTCGGATTTCCATTCCTCAACCTCAACTTTGCGCCTATTCAATGTGGTTGCTAAATCAAATAATGCTTTGTTGCTCATGTCTTACTCCTTATGGAAAATATAATAGTCTTTTATGCTTTCATACACCTTGCTATCTTCGCTCTTATCCTCTAACCCGCTCCCTAGAGGCTGTACCGCGCTGAAACTCGTTACATTGCCTACCAGCGCGCTATCCACAAGCCCTACCAGAGCGATGAGCTTTGCATAAGAGTCGGCAAGATAGGTTATCTGCATCCGGTCCCGCTTCACCAACCCGGCCACGCCTACGCTCTTATGGTGCTGATGCGGCAATGTAGTAATCCGCTTGTACACAACCGCGGGTAACGTGCTTTTTATCGGTTTGCGGAGCGCGTGAACGCCAGCGGATACGCCTGCTGTGGCTGTTTCCAGTACCGTTTTTAGGGTCTCCTCAAACGACATGCTTTATATCATCCTCAATATGCTTTCCAACTGCCTTTACTATGCGGATAAATGACCTATCTATCGCGGGGCGTACCCAGGGCTGGCGGTATTCTACAATAACCGCATATTCGGTAGCCACTTCAAAAAGAGCTTCATTCTTGCCTGCCTTCCGCGTATTATGCGACCCCTTCATAAAGCCAGTATCTACAGGACTATCAGGCTTTGCCACTGCTAATAACACATCCGCACCGGCCAGCACAGCATCGGAAAAATCCTTATCTGCCAATAACTGGAACTGGCGCGTTAGCTTATCTTGAAATGCCATTAATTCGTTACCTCTTTGACCTTGACATTCTGAGCGGATACGCCAATCTCAGGGCTGGCTATTGGCCGGAATGTGCGCCTTATGGCTGTTCCCGCCTTATCTACAATCTCGTATTCCGTGTTCATATCAACGGCTATGCCCAAATCAAGCGGCAAGCGGATAATAGCATCGTAATCTACATCAACGCGCCCGGCAGCCTCCCTGCGCGCCTCAGAGCCAGCGTCTAGGAACACTACCCCGCAAGCAATTGCCTTATACACGACCGGGTTACGCACTTCATCCCCTAGCGTATCCTGCGTAAGAATGTTCACCGTGATATTTACTTCATCGTTGAAGGCGCCAGCTTGTGTCGCTCTCATTTGCATTAATTCAATATCACTTAACATGCCGTTCCATCCATGCAATATTCAGCTTTACTGCAAGCAATTTGAGTATTAGCCAAATGAGCTTAGGCAACGCCTTAATAGTGTTTACAATCAGGTGTCGCATTAGCCAAACTCTGTCAGGTCGGTTTCCTTATATGGGTCCTCACTATGTGTTATCTCACCCATAACAGCAGGGGATAAATAAGGGAAAGCCGCCTTTTTATGTACCTGTATCAGTTCTTGAACGTTTTTGAACATTTGCGAACGCTTGAATTCTCCCCTATCCGCTTTGAAATCGATTTGAATTGCAAGGCTGTTGGCTACATTCACCCACAGGATATACCGCCCCACAGCCTTTAATGCTACTTCATCGGTGGATTCGGCCTCCGTTGCCAGTTCCAGCGCCGCAAGGGTATCCTCTACCGTTTGCGCCATCTCCGGTGTGCCAGCGTTCCAGCCCAAATGAGTAGCCATGTCGCCCAAATTTATTAGTAAATATTCCGCTAACGCCATTACATGACCTCATGTTAAATAGTGGCGCATTCCATGTAACCGCGTAGCAACATGGAATGCGCCTTCCAGACTAAGGAGTAGCCACCTGTGGCACGCCCGTACCCTTGAACATAATCTCAACCTGTAGTACCTCCGGTGCGCGGGCATCGGACTCCTGAACATCTACAGATAAAGGAAATGCGTCAAATTCCCAGGGGTCGAGCACCAAGCCCTCAGGAAACACGATTTTATATAACAGAACGCTGTTAGCAACCATCAAAACGTACATACTCTCTACAACAAGCTGTGTGCAATTCAGGATGATAGGAAATTCATCCATGCCAATAAGCCCACTTGGTACATGCTCACGATGACCGCCGCTTGCGTGATGGGTTTTCTCGACTGCTTCTGTTACGATTTTAGGAACATCCAGGTTTACGACTTCCCCAATGGTAGCAAATGTACCACTACTTGGGGAAATCTCTTGCTGGAAGTCTACGCCATAATTAGTATCTGTCATCGGCTAAGCTCCTATATCGCTGGATTAACCCAGGATGTGGCCCCTGTGTAAAGTACCGCGCCAGCGGTCCTATTCCAAATACCCATGCCAAATTCAGCTTCCATATTCTGCGCCAAGAGCGGATATTCACCGCTAATGCTAGGCAGAATACGCAAACCCTGTAACGCTGTTTGCTTGCGCTGCCTAAATCCGATGGGTTTCTCGGGCATTCCGGTTGCAACACATAAGAAATATCCGGTCAAGCCCCAGGGCTTAACCCATACCTCTACCGATGTGTCGCCCCAAAAACCGATTAACTGGTTTTCCAGGTCTTCAAATGCTTCCTTCCTGCGGGTTTCATTTGCAGTGTGATAAATCAAACCAGGGTCGCTAATCGGAATGAATAGGCTTAATGCTGAGATAGCCGTTTTATCAGCGCCTAGTGTCACGATAATCTTTACTCCGCGAGTGTTGCCATGCTCGGTAACATCAGATACCAAGCCGTTAACATCAGCATTTGCCAGTGCCGCCGCGCGAGCATTGTAGTGATCATGGGTACTACCATCAAACGTTGCACCTGCGGGGGAGTCGGGAATATCAGCGCTGTCAGCATTAATTAGCCGCTTGATAGCCAGAGATACGCCATTAGTTAGTTTATCGATATGAGTAAAGTTGTTACTGTTGAAAATTGAACGCCGCATTTGTAAGATAAGCTGCTGAGCGTGGCCGCGGCGACTCTCGAGGAACTTGCTTGCTATCTCGCGGGGCGTGGCAATCTCCATGTACTTTGAAGTCCAGCCTAGAGCAGATTTATACATGCTCAACGGGAAGGACACGGTAACACCTGGCAAGTTTCGGTTGCTAGGTGCTTGCCCAAATTCGTCTACCTCAGTCATGCTGTTTACAGCCGAAACGCCATAAATGCGCGATTGCTTGACAAGTGGGTCTGCGAACAGCCCCATCTGGTCGTTAACTTGGGAATTGTAGTTTGCCAGGTCACGCTGTAAAATCTCATTAATGGTATCAAGGCCAAATTCAGCAGCACTAGCGAACCTTTGCTGTAGTAAATCGACAAGTGAGTAAGTTCCTGCGGTCATCTTATCACCAATATGTCTGTCGGAGTTATGACTCTTGCTATGGGGGAAACATCGGATGAGATTACTACAGCGTCGGAAAGCGCGCCCGGTGTGGCCGATATGTACAACAACTTTCCCTCAACAAGAGCGGCTCCATACGAGAAGCGCAAGCCCTTGCCAAACAGTGTCACGGCCTCGCCAAGTGCATACGCCGCAGGCGCAAAACCGACATATTCGCCAATCGCGCCAACGGTGCCAGTTGAAGCGCTCATATGTACCGTACCATCAACGTTAATATGGCAGGGTGCAAGCAAATCGATTGCCTCACCTGCAAATACGCCCGACACGGGCGGTAGCAGTTTGGCTGTGTTTATGTCTACCGAAGCGGTAGCAAGTTTAGTTAAGTTTGCCATTACCTTATCCTTTAGAAGACTTTGCCAACATCAGAGGGTACAAAGTTCTCAGCACCCCGCGCCGTTACTGGCGTTTTAGGTGTCTTAGTCCTCTTATTGATTGAATTCTCAGGGTCGGCCAACCAGTCTAACTGTTCTGTAATGGTCAGCTTGCCTAGAATTTTCTTTATGCTATCCGGTAGGTCGGTTGTCTGCGAGTCAAGTTGCTTTTGCAGCACCTTTTCGTAAGCCTCAATTGTGCCAGTTGCCGCCTTTAGTTCATCCTGGGCGGTTGTACTCTTGCGGCTTGCGGTTTGCTTCTCGCGCGCTAGGCGGTCTTTGATAAAACCGTCTACCTCTGCCTGTGTGAATAGCTTCTCTTCCGGTTTTTCTTCCGGCTTTTCTTCCGGCTTTTCTTCCGGCTTATCTTCCGATTTTACCTGTTCGTCAGTATCGTTATCTTCAGACATTGTAGCTCCTAAGTTTATGCCCTAGTAGGCATCCTCATAATGAGTAAGTAAAAGTTCCCGTCAACAGGAACTTAGGGTAAGCGGAATCCCTGTATTGTTACGGACGCTTCAGCATCAACCGTGATAGTAACCAGGTTGTTAGAGTCGTTGTACAGGGTGAGAGGCAACCAGCCGCCAATAACTTTTGCCGCTCCGGCGGCTATCGTAACAACTTCATCTGCAACGGCAAGATCAGCACCGCCGCGGGTTTCAGGCGTAGCTATAGTGAATGTACGCTCGCCAGCACTACCATTATCAATGCGTACCCATTCTCTACCTGTGTTTAATATAGTGTGGCCGTCGGCGTTAAAAGCGGCCATTGCTTCCAGTACCCCTGTAGTATCTAATTCTGATATTGAAAGCGGTGTAACTGCCATTTTCTCATTCCTTGACTAATACTAAGATATTATCATACATATTGATGAATGTCTATACTATAGAACCGTCAATTCTTACCATACTTTGGTTATCTTGGAGCGCACATAAAAGCGGCTATCCTCCGGAATATCCTTAGAATTGTATCTCTGTCTTGCTTGAACTTCTCAGCGATAGCAGTTTTCAAATCGTCTATCGCCTTATTGAATACCTTTATATCTGCTGCTAATCCTCTTGGCTCTTGTAAATCTTGCTTGTCAGTCATGTTCTTTCTCCTATTGTTATGTACCTAATGGCTTATAAACTCCGAGAATTCGCCGGTAACATATTTCTTGCGGCATTCTTCGCAAACGCAACTTCGCTGATGACCGCCATATTCAGGCATTGGGTCCCCAGACAGCATTTTGTGGATAAGCAATCCCTTCTTCATCTTTTTTCTTTTGGCATATTCTGAATGTGCTTTAATATATTCAGGAGTAATATGTTCTAGTTGTGAAAGCTGCTGCTGTATTTTTTCTCCAACGATACCAGCTTCAAATAAGGCGCGCTTAATAGACGGTCTATTAACAGCAGCTTTCTTAATGAGTTTTTCTTCTATGGGTTCTTCTTCTATGGGTTCTTCTTTGTCTATCACATCTGGTAGACCCCCCCCTATCACATCTGGTAGACCCCCCCCTATCACATCTGGTAGACCCCCCGTACCACTTATGGTATGCCCTTCCGAATACTTATTGAAGTTCTCCTGCCATTTGTCCACAACCTCAATCAGCCAGGTGTTGCCATGCTCCTCATCAACGGTAAGCATAATGAACCCTTTGCTTTCCAGGGATAGCCGCTTAGAGATAACAGTTGATACACTCATTTTGCAGTTCTTGGCGGTGGTCTTCGTGCTTTCCCAACAGTTCCCCACCTTCACATAATGGGATAAAAGCCGGAATTCGTACACATCCAAATCCGCATCATCATACAAGTTTGGTGTCATTGTGAACCATTTTCTCAAATCGGGGGAAGTAATTTCTTGCAGTTCGTTGCTCATAACACAAAACTCCTCTCAAAGTGGTCTCGACCTCGGCACGGATACTCGAAAGTATCAGGCCAAGACCACCGTGAGGGGAGTCCTGCGCTCCATGCCGAGAGCTTAAAAAGTATAATCTTAATATCTGCTATTGTCAATAGGCACATCCATCAATAGGCTCTGTACCGCGGTTCGTAACCCGAATTCTCTGCTGGACGCCTTTTCCAACGCGCGCAAAGTCTTAAATAAATCTGTTGCTCTCGGTCGTAATTCAGCGTTTAGGAATGTCTCAATTTCTCCACTATTTGCCGCCCACCAATACCCTGCCGTGCCAGAACTCGACAGGATGGGCGCACCGGCCTGTCGTAGTTCATGCACGCTAGCGCGTATAGAACGCTCATCCTTTACTTGAAATCCATGTTGAGACAGTAGTTCTATAAGTTCAGATTTTGTGGTTGCATTGTTTTGGCCTATCCGCGTCTCAAGTATCCTACCCAGTTGGTAGGTCATTCCATACGGCAAGGAATTTATAATATCTGAACGGGTCCTGCGTATTGTGGTCATGGCAAAGACTCGGTCTTGCCCTCTAACTCTCCCGGTAATTGTAAAATGCCATAATCAACGCCAGCGTTAATCACTAAAAACCTGAGCATTGACGGGTATTTCATGTTCAAGATATTCGCAAGCCTATTGATTATCTCGCGCTCGCGCGGCGACACCATGAACACTATCCGCTCACTCTTATTCTCGCGTCCTTTGTTTCCCATATTGTCTATGCCTCCAAAAACTCTTTAACGCCGGGGATGCTTTCGCGCCGCTTAATCTCAGCACTTATAATATCAATCAGGCTTTCGTTTTTGGTCCCGTAACCCTTGAATACCGCATAATCAAAATTGCGCAAAAGGCTAATCAGCTTATCCATTCCAATAATGGTAGCTACCTCCATCTGCACCTTATTAATAGATGGTTTTTCCTTTTTGGGCTTTGTTGCTTTTGCTTTTTCGTCAGTCATGTCTTATCTCCGATACTACTACGTTATGGTTTATCACCTTTCTGTCACTTTCCGAATGCGGACTACAAAATACCTCTTACCGAATGCGTCAACCCATTTAGCATACAATTCCACCGTTTTCCCTACCCAATCCGCCATCTTCCGGGACCCGGCAATTTCGACTACTGATTCCGCGTTCGTCACATTCAGAATCAGATGCTTTGCAGCACCCTTGAAGCGTAATACCCAAACAGTTTTCATTACCTTGCGCCTTTCCTTCTTGCTCTTGGCTATGTCCCACACTTCTTGTTGGCGAAAATCTTCAATCACTAACGCATAGCTTTTACCCTCTCCGATGTCGGCGCCTACAATGTGGTCTTTGGGGAACATATCATCAATCGTCATATTCTCTTTCGTCTTGGGGTTTTCAGTCGTCAATACAGCGCTCATTTTCCCGCCTCACTTTTCTGCTTTTGGCATCCGCAATTCTTTTCAAGCTTGCGACAATCGCCGCACATTTCTACGTTATACGCCTTGCGGTAGTGCTCTACAAAGCGTGCCGATGTCGTTTTTTTGTTCTTGGGGGTGTAACCTGTGAAACTTGCGTAAGTCATTGTATTTCCTAGCGTGCCGTCTAGTTAACAATAACAATATTATAGCATGTTTTCTTGCATTGTCAAGGGTTTGGGGAGGCAAATTAAGGCCAATATTTCACCAATTCCGCGGGCAAAATAACGTATTCCTTAAACTCGAATATCTCAGCGTACAGTTCATCATCCCCGCCCCATCCGTTGTAATCGTGGTATCCATAAAGCAATGCCTGTAGAGGGTTGGAATACGGCTTGTATGGGGCGTTTACGCCTGGGAAGTCCTCTACAATCCCACATACGATAACCACGCCAAGCAGAATATCCAGCGGTACTGTATCATCTATATGCGCGCATTCCCTTGTGTATCGGTCGATTGCGGCCTGGAATTCTGGCGTTTGGCTTATAAACCCGTGTTCCTGGTCTAATTTGTGGCCATGCTCATGCGCGCATTCATCATGACTATCACACACGATCATGCCTAGCGGATAGATATAAAAGCTTCCGGTTCGGCGCGCGGTAATCGCCAAAAGAACCAGCGCAATAAACAGGCTAACTGCACAAACGCGTAATCTCGGCATTTACAATATCCACTAGGCTAGAACCATCAAAATCATATTTTACCGCGTACTCCATTTGAGATAGCTTCAATCTCACCAACTGTAGGCCAGCCAAATCAGCGGCTTGCCGTTGCCTATCCTTTATTGATACTCGTTTCTTCTTGGGTTTTTTTTCTTCGTCCATGTTTATACCTCGTCTCCTATAGTTTCAAATGCTTCTTAAGGTTGGTGAATATAAAATTTCTGCGCCCTTTTGCCAAGCGCACCAATCAAACTGTCTTCTACTATCTGGCTGCCAAACAGGTCATCATCGTGTTTTTTGACGAACGCATTTAAGGGCGTACCTTCCTGAAATGCCTTAAATTTTGCCGGCGTTTTCCTGAAACTGGCCTGCCGCGACTGACGCTCTAATGGCAATCCGGCAAACCAATCGTTACCGTTCTGGTAGGGCACAAAATTGCGTTTACCTGGACGGCTATCGGATTGCATCCTTTCAGGTCTTTGTGGCCCTCCGGGGACCACGTAGAATTCGGTGCAGCGGCCTCTATAGTGGTCGTCAACGCGCATACCTAACTCTAATTCTGTGCCATGCAGTGAAATACAACTCAGGCAAGTTAAATCATCCAAATGAGCTACACGGATTTTAGTGATTATAGCATGAGCGTTTTGTAGCTCCATTGCCGCGGAAGCATCACGCAACGATGTCAATTGCAGCGTCCTGGTCAAATTCTCAGCAGCATGTACTGGTAAATTTTCGGCCTGGTTGCGTATGTAGGCTGCGGTTGTCTTTGGTCCCCACCCTTGATTGATACCCTTCAAAGCAGATTGTCTGGCTATGTCAGCGTATCCATCCCCCCATTTAGCCATCCTACTGTTCCATGTCGCAGTGTTCACATATCTTTTTGCGAAGTCTAAGCTACTTGGTGTTTCCCACCGGATACCCCTTGCGGCCAATTCAGAAATATAAGAATTCAGAGCGGCTGTACTGATTAGTGAACCTGCTTTAATTATCGTTCCGGATAACGCAAAAAACACCTTCGCTGTCACCATTGGGACCGCTATAGCTTGCCCGGAAAGCTGGATTGCGCCAGAATTATCATCAATCAACTCCCCGGCTGAATTAAGTGTTCGGTTATAAACAGCTAGCGTCTGTTGAAGCTGTGCATTATTGTATTTTAGCCGCTTTTCATTTTCTTCAAGCAGTTTAACCTCAGCCTCGAAATCAGCCAGTGACCGCTGCATCTGTGAGTGGGGGACGCGGAATATGGCAGCAATCCGCCGAAGCATTGGCAGGGCTACTTTAGCATAGGCTTCATCCAGGGCAGTGTTAGTCAAATCTTGAATAGAAACAAATTCAGCCATTAAACTGATGCTGGAACTGTGCCAAGACCGCCAGATAAATCCAGGAAATTCAAATCTTGTTCGCTTTGCATTTCGGCTATTTCTTCCGCAGTAAACCCGACTTGTTTCATGGCAAACTTCAAAGGCACACCCGACTCTACCAATGTTTTAAGGATTGTAACTCTATCATCCAAGCTATCAGAGAACACGCTATCCACAAACAGGGTATGCTCGAAGTCACCTTCGCCAAACTCACCAATGCCAGTAAATAAGCCCACATTGCGCCCCATCGTAAGCGCAATCTCGTTTGCACGGGTCAAACCCTGCATGAAGTTGTTACGGGCCTCTAATGCCCTGTCTAGTGCGCCCCCAAGCAAAAGGGCAATCGCTTTGCCGGACAGGTCGCCTTCCTTCAATGAATAGTATTTCAACTCCGGCAAATCCTGTTCAATTTCTAGCATCATAGCATTTAGAATAGCCAGAGCCGCATCATAATTGATGTTCGGTATTAGGCTTTCCATCTTGCTCATTCCAGGCAATGAAATCAAGGAATTATCCGTAAGGGTTACATCACTGCCTACCACACTATCAATCTGCTTTATTTTGGGCGGGGGTAGGGGTAGACCATCCTTATCTAAGCCTGTTGAAGTAACCGCCCACAAAGCCTTATTGTATCGGAATAATATCTGGGCAAGCCTGGTCGCCTCGCGGTTGGCTTCATCTATCTTATCGATGGCATGTTCAACAGCCGCCTTACCGTGCTTGTCGCCGGTGTCCCTAAACTTAATATGCACAAAAGGCACAAAATCAATCCCGAACTCAGCGATAAACCCGAAGTCGCGCGGATCACCAAGTTGGTCTAATGCCGCGGTTGCGCCTTGCCCGTGTATCCAAATGCTGAAATAGGTCTTGCTCCAATATTCGGTATAGGTTAGGTGGCTCTTATTCCCGCGGTCGGGAAGCGCGCTATCATCAAACTTGCCACCGGAATCGACCTCGGATTTTTCATTGACAGGAATATCTATTCGTATCCATTGAAGGAACCCGCGGGAGTCGGCCTCAAAGTCGGTGACGAACATAGGATTAATGCTTTCGTAAAACGCCTTATCGCTATCAACATTCACCTTTAGGAATAGGTCGCCGAACATCGCCAGATTGCGCAAGTACAATTGTTTCTTGCCTGAGAAATTCGACCACGTAGCAATCTGCTCAATAGGTTCTATGATATTAATATTTTCCGCGGCAGGTTTCATCTTATCTGTGGGAAACACCTTTGCTACAAAGAATTCAACCGACCTGTTCACAACCGTCCGGAGCGGTTTTAGAGCCTCTAGGAATTCGCTATCTACAATAGCTTCCTTCGTTTTGAGGCTGTACAGATTGTTCGAGTCATACATAGCCTTCAATAATCCGTACAATTCTGGTTTCAATAGTGCTGAGGGCTTCCTAAGCTGGGTCATCGTTATGTTCCTTTATATATTCTATGGCACTGAGCAAGATTGCGGCATCTTCATCTGCATTTCCTATCATTATATTACATTTTCTACACAGCAATCCACGCACCTTGCCAGTCTCGTGATTGTGGTCAACACACATAGCGCGGTCAAGTTCTTTTTGGTGTTTGCCGCAAATGGCGCATTTACCATTTTGGTCTAGCAACATTTGATTATAGCCCTTTAAGGAAAGCCCGTAATTCCTTTTTAACCATAGGTCTCTGTCGATTAATTTACGCTCTGGTGTTTTCATGTACGCAACAATCATTGCATTTTGGCAGGGTTTACAATACGTTTGTTTGCCGTCTTTGGCACCCTTCATATTATGAAACTCTGTTAATTCTTTTTCTTCCTCGCACTCAGGGCATATTTTCATAGTATTTTCCTAAAATTCCGCTGGCACTTTGGATGGCTGCGCTACGGCTCGGCCCGCGGCGGCTGTACGTCGCGCTGTCAAGCCAGCGGCCAAGTAATGGCTAACGTAAAGGATAAGCTGTGAAAAGCAATCGACCTGGTCCTTGTATTTGCCCTGCGGGAAATTATAAAGTTCTTCCTCGAAGTCAAATAACCAGGGGAAATCCTCACTGGCAGGCGGAAGCAGCACCGACTCATTCTCACACCATACCGCCGCTTTTGCCGCGCGGTCTACCTTGTCCGTAGTCGGTTGGAATGGCACTACAATTGCGCCTATCCAGGCTTCGCTGGTCTGGCGTAATGATTGTATCACGCTAATGCCGCTGGACTTCGATTCTACGATGATTTTCTGTAACTTGTGCCTGTAGACATTGGCTAAATTCTCTATCTCATATTGCAATTGCGGGAATTCCAGTTTATCCCTATGAATCAAACGCAGGAACAGCCGGTAATCGGACATCAACTCGCCTACCGCAAAACTGGAATAACTTGCATCGTCTCCCGTGGCCTGGGCAGTGTCGGCGCTTATGAACCTAGCTATAATATCCGTATTCATTATACGTTCCTTGAACCAGTCCTTTTTGAAATTATATCCACTTAGTAATGATGGTCGCTGCTGGAACTGCCCGGCAATCGACAGGCTCGACATCGTATCCTTTGATTCATCTATGTAATCCTGGTTGAAACGCTCTGGCCAGAGAAGTTCCCCTTCCTCCGTGCGCGGGTCATCATACCCAATAGCAGAAGTAAAGCGCGGCTCTACTTCATATTCTGCAGGCAGTATCAAAGTCTCCCATCCGGTTTCAATCTCTTGCAAATGCCCTGCAAGGTCGTTATGGTTTAGCCTCTGCATAATAAGTATCTTTGCGCCGGTCTGTACATCATTCAAGCGGTTGTAGATAGTATCATCATAAATCTGATTAACCCGCTCCATTTCACGCTCATTTGTGGACTCGGAGGTTTTCACAGGGTCATCAATCAGAATATAGTCGCCGCCTTGCCCCGTGATACCGCCCTTCAACCCATAGCAATTGCGTTCTCCCTTATGAGTGTTTTTGTACTTGGTCTTTTCGTTCTGGCTTGGGTCGATAAATACCCCAAACCGCTCTTGATACCATTCAGACCTAACAATATCGCGCATTCGGATTGAATCCCGAATAGCAACATCCTCTGCATAGCTGATGCACATAAATTTCTTGCCCGGACTTTTGGTCCACACCCATGCTGGAAAAAAGATATTTACTAACATGCTTTTCATGTACCGCGGGGGAATATTGATAATCAATTGATTCAAATCACCATAATAGCAAGCCTCTAGGTAGGTGCAAATGGCCTGAATATGCCAGTTATCCACAAAGGTATTCTCAGGCTCTACCAAATGCCATGAACGCAATACAAACTGGTACATGCTCCTACGGCATATCTCGGCCTCTAATTCTACCCCTCCGGCCAACTGCGTAGCAACGGACGTGAGCCTGGTATCAAGCATCGACAGTCCCGTCAGCGGGAGCTTTGGCCAGCAGTTTTTCAAGCTGCAACAGTTCCTTATCGCTGTAGCTCTCTAGGTTTATGGCCGTCAGGGTGTTCTGCTGCATGTTGATATTAATACCTTCCCTGCCATAGCCCCTATCCCGCGCTTGGTTATTCAAATAATATGTGACCGCCCACTGCTCCCCGGCGAAGAGCGCATCCTTCAGCTTTGATTCTGCAATGTCTTTCATGGTCTCGCGGGCTTCAGTTATCATTTCCTGTAGCTCTACATCGTCCCGTATCCGGTAGCGTAGACCAGATTGCCCCGCGTACCCCAACATGCGCGCCGCATCGCTGATAATACCGCCACACGCCCAAATAGCGCGCACAACTTCATCCCTAGAACGATGTCGCTGTTTGGTAAGCGCCTTTTCGGTTAGCAGCTTATCGTCGAACGCGGTCTTTTTGGGGTCCAACTTTCTCATTCTAGCCATGTCTACCTACGGGAAAAATATCGGCGCGGCTTTCACCCCCACCGGCGGTGCGGATGTCACTGCAAATCCCCAGAAAAACGCAGCGGATGGGTCGGCATCACCCATAGTGAATATAATTTCATCCCCGCTCATTTCTTTGAACAGCATAAGACCATCGAAACTGAACGCATTATTTATACGCATATATACCCTGGTATCATCTTGCCCCAATCCGGTATTCGTTGGGTCAAGATTGCGCCACAGATTACTTATTATTCTCTGGGTGCCCGCGGCTTCAAATGCTCCAAAATCCATTTCGGCTTCGCCAGCACTCACGTCCTGGGCATTTTTAGCACTCATTGTAGATACTATCATGCCGCCTTCTGCTTCAAAGCCAACATCAATACCACCCAAATCTGCAGCACTTGTTAGTGTCAAACCATCAAACAGCTTCCAGTTGCCGCCTTTCACAGCTAAATACTGTATTTGCCGCCTGACGCCTGCCTCTAAAACATTGATTGTAAACCCATCTGCATCAAGAGATACAAAATCCGCTCTGCAATTGAGGCTGCCGCCTCCATCGAATGAGGCTATGCATTCCCCATCATAGCTATAATTCCTGGTTTTGTGTACCAGAGTAGTTAAATCTCTGTTGTTTTCAGCCATTATCGCGCTTACATACCGCTCAGAAGATGATATGGCCGCCCCAAACGCAATCCCCACATGAGCATTCGCCTGTGGCAGCGCTGCCGCGCCTGTAGCCATTCCTGTAATAAAGAACACTGCATCGGGTTTGAAGCCAACCCCCGTAATGGCTTGGTTGCCAGTACCCGCATTGGTACGGAATTCGCCAATCTTCGCATTCGATATTGCATCTTCCCCTATAGCAATATAATTCACACGCATACCGTCACTTGTAGCTGGGAATTGGTCGTCAATTATCAGCGTGAACCCGTCTGCATCCATAGATTGCAAGTCTAAGCGTCCTGTTTCAGCAGCAGTACCAAGCGCGATAGACGAAACAACCCCATCATTAAATGTACGCGTGTCCTCTCGCGATGTAGTTGATTGATTATCATCCGCGGCCACAGATACCCCGCCGCGCTCAGTGGGGCTTACCGCAAATGCGTATCCCCATCCGAGCAAATCTTGGCTAACAATTATATCAACATTGGTATCTCTGCTGGACCAAAAGAAAAATACGGCTTTGGGGGTAAACCCAACGCCGGTTACAGCGATAGTATTCCCAGCGGCAGCGCCGGTGGTTACAAAACTTCCTGCTTTTACACTCATTTAATCATCCTTGAAAGTATCAACTGTGTAGAATAGTTTGATACCAAGCAAATCGGCGGGTGCTGCGCGGGTATCTGCCCCATCAGCAGGACTTCTCTGGACATCGAAATAAATCATATCACCTTGCGCCGGAGTACCGCCAATAGTAAGAGCAGCACTCTCAACCGCGATGTGTTGATCGTCTATAGCAAGGAAAGTATCAGTAACCTTAATAATCGTTCCATACGAAACGGTTATAGTGTCATCATCTGAAACAGCCACGGCTTGCAATCCCCACCTTACGCCGCCAGCACCGGCAACTAGCCCCGTCCAATAAGCCTGGTATGAGATTGTACCCAAATTCCACGACTTGGGGAATGAAAATGAAAATCGAGCGTGCGATGCAGAACCATCTGCAAACGGCAACGCTGAAATATCCGGCTTGTTCACCGCGGTCTCAGTTGTTACTAGCACACCGCAACCACCTGTAACAGATGGTATCATTGCGCTTGCCGGAATGTAAACGGTTTTCTTACCTACCAGAGCCGCCAAAATCTGGTCTACCGACTCAGCTACCAAATCCGAATGCGCGATAGCCTTAGTGATAGGCGTACCTGGTACATCGTCTACCATCGGGAATAAATCGGTATCCTCTAATGCTGTGATTACTGCTAGTTCGGTGATTTTCTCATCAACCATGTTCTAATCCTTTATGCTGTTCTGCCCGTAGGAGTATTAAGCGGAGTGCCTACGACGCCAAACACGTTATCTACTATTTTGTCGCTCTCTGCTAGGCTCTGGTCGATATAGTCTGCCAACCGCTCAGATATAACATTAGGAACTTGAAATACCATCCCGTCAGCAACTATTCCGGTGTGTGAGAATAAATGCTCAGTATCCGATAGAATGCGGTTGTAATGCCGGATATTCTTTATTTTACCATCAAAGTCGTCAAACCCTAAATCAGTAGAGCCAACATTCACACGAAAAGCATTATTTGTTTCCTTACGCGTGCCCGAATTCCATTTTGCAACCCTGGCCGCTGTTTTTACACCGTTAATATATAAGGTTGGCCTATTGTAGATTGAGCCGCTATCGTAGGAAACGCCAACTGTGTAATCTGTGGCCGCCGCAATAGTATCATTATCGGTTAAATACTGAAGCCAATCGTCTTCAAATTCTCTAGCCTGGAATAACAGGGCATTAACTGGGTCGCCAGCAATCGATAAGAGATTAAACCCTACCAGCGTTTCGCCGTCAGTAATTTGCAGGATAGTTTTATCTCCGGCTGATAAAACATCAAGGTTAATCTGCATAATAATGGTTTTTTCAATTCCTAACATTTGCGGTACTGCCGGGAAGCGCACCACTTCATCGGATGAACCGTCAAATTCAATTGCGATAGCGGTCAAGCCGTTTTGCAATGACCTAGTACGCTTAATACGGTAGGCGAAGTCGATAATCCCACCCTGTGTAATCTCATATTCAACCGCATAAATATAATAATATGCGTCTATCTCGTTTTTATCTTCAATAATATGAACCAAATCGCCAACATCCAGATTTAGGAATGCTTGCATTTGCTTTTCAGACTCGTTTGCCATAAAGCGCACCGCTGTAGCCTCTACATCTGGCTCGCGCTCACTTTCTACAGCGGCCTCTGCCACAGTTTGGGCGACTTCGATGGTATCCTGGTAAGTTTGCCTTATGCTGATTGAATTCGTGCCATAGGCATTGATTGAATTTACATCCCTGAATAGGGACTGCACCGGATTGTACTTAGTAATCGAATTGCCGCGCGCATTACACTTAAAAAGCCAGCCGGTCACGGTTGAATTGAGGGTGAATTCAACCCCATCTGCATAGAAATTAGCCCCTACCGTGAGGCTCGCGCTCAAATCAGCGCCACCCCCATCTTCATCTGCAGTCAATAGATAATCTGTGGGTGTCGTAGGAGTCTGCATGTTAGTCCCGTGTATTGGATTACCACCAACTGGGTCTGAATACTTGCCTTTTACGACTATCGGAACACCCGCGGGTATCCTTATCGGCTGTTCAAGGGTGAATAATACCCCCAAAGTACCTACCTTGCGGGGGAATACTGTAGCGTTTGCCTCGTTAATAATACCGTGGCCGTATTCTATCTCTAGATCGGTCATAGTGTTATCGAATGACACCGACTCCGCAGCGTCAATAATTAGCTTATCCCCATCCTCTTTGAGTAAGAAATCGCCATCCTCTTTGAGTAAAAACCCGCCAGTAATGGTTACGGTTTTCAGGTCCCTAGTGCCTTTCCTATCCTCGCGGGATTCGACTACCAGCGTATCATCGCGGTTGATATACACGTAGC